CTAAGGAGTCTGATATTTTTGGTAAAGTAGAATTTGCTGAAGATAAAAATAAAACGACCAAAGAAGACGTTCCTTTCTAATGCATAAGGAATTGTTGTCGTTGTTTCAAGGCGATGACTCTCGATATCTCAAGTCCTCTCTTACGGGAGAGGACGATGAGCGAGGTAAACGACAAGCTAATTATGTCACTGTGCACGAGCCTGTGACAGAAGAAGTATGGAAACAACATCTAGAAGGTAAGATTAGGTTAGGTCTCAAACCAGAAGCTGATGAGCAGTGTAAATGGGGATGTATAGATGTTGATCCAAACAATTACAAAGATTACTCAGAAAAAAAATATGTTGAAATAATTAGCAAGTACAAATTACCTTTTGTTCCTGTCAAATCTAAATCTGGTGGATTACACATATTTGTTTTCTTTTCAGAGTTGGCAGATGTAGTAAAAGTCACAAAAAAATTATCAGAAATTAATGAACAGTATTTTTTAGCGCAAGAGATTTTTCCTTGCAACAAGGCAGTTAATATGCCTTATCACAATATGAATGCATCAATGGAGTTTGCTTTTGATGGTAATAATACACCAATAATGGTAGGACGATTTGTTGAACTAGCAAAAGAGCGCACTGTTGAACCTAAAGATTTTTTTAATTTAAAAGTACAAGAATACGAAGCTGAGAGTGAATGGAAACACTATCCACCTTGTGTACAAAAACTAATTCAAGAGGGGTGGAGTGGTACAAACAGAAACAATTTTTTATTTAATGTCCTTGTGTTAGAGATGAAAAAGAACTCAACTCTCTCAGTACAACAACTTGAGGAATCTGCATTGACAAGAAATTCTCAAATTTTTGCTAAGCCTTTGCCACGAACAGAGGTTGTACAACTTGCTAAATCTGTTCATAAAGGGGGCTATCAATTTCAATGTCCACCAAAACATCCAGAGTATAATCCAATTTGCAACAAAGAATTATGTAAGTCTAGACGATTAGGTATTGGCGAAGCAGTTCCCGATATAATTGAGGCTTTTGAAAACATTAGTTACATTCAAGATACCAAAAATATTTGGTATGAGTTTGATTTTAAAGGATCAAAAATTTCTGTCACTCCAGAAGATATGAAAGATGAGAAGTCTTTTCGTGTACGATTATTAAGGCATCGTGTTTATTGGCTCACTCTTCCTAAACCTAGAAAAGGGCCTAGTCCTTTTGAATTGTTAATGAAAAATATTGTAGAAAAAGCAAAAGAATCTATGGATCATTTGTATACAGATACAGTGGAGGAAGAGCGCTATTCTGTCTTAAAGAACTTTTTTGAATCGCATATAGAACAAGATAAGTTTGATAAACTGAAGGATGGCTATGTAGTATTAGATTCTAAATCAAATATATGTTATTTTAAAAAACTTACCCTTGATAAGTTTCTCAAGAAACACGCATCACGAACCTTTAACACTACAGCTGATGCACTTCGTATGTTAAATTGTAAGAGGGTTGACTATAAAGAGGGTGAAAAGAATGTGTGGTATGTTGATATGCCTAATTTTGTAAACCACCACAGTATTAAAAAAATAAAAACTAAAGACGAAACATCAGAAATGGACGAAAGGTATCATGATAAATTCAGGAATCCAGAAACAAAAGAGTCTGCACAAAAAGACAATTAAGATCTTTGGGCCACCAGGCACAGGCAAGACTTATACTTTAATAGAAAGAGTATTAAAGAAATATTTACGAATAGGTATTCATCCAAAAGATATTGCTTTTATTTCGTTTACGAATAAAGCAGTGAATACAGCTAGGGATAGAGCGCTAGCTGCTTTCCCAAAGTATGACACTGATGATTTTCAAAGGTTTAAAACACTGCATAAGTATTGTCGTAGATACTTTGAAGAAGAAGTTTTTGACCCTAAGAACTGTATGTTAGACTTTGCTTTGCAGAGTAAAATAATTAAGACATCAGATACTCGTTTAGCTGATGATGGCTTTTTATACAAAGATTGGTCATTAGGTATCTATGACAAGGCTAGAAATATGATGCAAGACCCTAAACTTGTATATAAAAAAGAGGGTTATAAAAAAGATAATTTAGATATATTTTTAAGAAAGGTTGACACATACGAACACTACAAAAAAAATTCGATTATAGATTTTACAGATATGATTGAAAGGGCCATTAATGAAGTAGACTTTCCACCTTTGGAGGTTCTGATACTTGATGAAGCTCAAGATTTTACACCTTTACAATGGTCAGTGATTTATAAAATGGTTGATAAAGTTAAACGTGTTTATTTAGCTGGGGATGATGATCAAGGTATATATAAATGGAATGGAGCAGATCCAAAATACTTTACAACTTACTTTCCGGGGCGACCTGTTGTGCTTAGACAAACAAGACGTTTTGGTAAAGAGATATATGAATTCTCTCAAATAATAAGACGAGGTATATTTGATAGTGTAGAAAAAGAGTATGAACACACTGAAAAATTTGGTACAGTAAAACGATATTTAAATTTTAATGAAATACCTTTTAAAACTTCTGAAGGGACTTGGTATATTTTAGGTAGAGTAAATTCAACTGTTACAGAGTTAAAGATGGCCGCAAAGGATGTAGGCTTATATTTTTCTGATAATAAAGGTAATAAGTCTTTTGATAAAAAACAATGGAGTGCAATTAAATCTTGGACAACCTTATCAAAAGATAAATCTATCAGCAGAGATCAAGCTGAAAATATGTACAAGTACATTAGGGATTTAAAAGATTTTGATTTTAGAACACCTAAATTTTGGCAAAACATTCCTGAAACACAGACATTTACTTTCAAACAATTAAAAGAGTGGGCGGGTTTAGATTTAGAAGATTATGAACAAACACGACCTTGGTGGATTATTTTGAAAAGAAACTTTACACCAAACCAAACTCAGTATTTCATTCGTTTACTTAGAACTTATGGGCAAAAAACTATTGATAAAGACCCTCAGATAATTATTGATACTATTCACTCTGTAAAAGGTGGCGAGGCTAACAATGTGTTAATTTACTCAAAAACAAATTGGCCCGCATCTTTTTCACATAAAACAAAAGATGAGCAGTCTGATGAAAAAAGAGTTTATTACACAGGAGTTACAAGAGCAAAAAACACTTTACATATTTTATCCACAGACTATAAATATAATTATCCTATTGGAAAAGATTATTTTATGTACCTACAGGAGAAAAAATGAGCCCCTATTTTGAAGAACTAAGAATTGGACAATTTTATAGTCCAGAATTACACAACATAGTGTTTAACCCACAAACAGAGTGGATACCCTATTTTAATTTTACAGCCACACCAATACCAATTAGTATCTTACTAAAAGATGATTTTTATTTATGGTTGTATGGTCGACATAAATATAAAGTGGGTGTTCTTAAAATGGAAAATAAGACTATGTATAATTGGCACGCTGATTCTAATAGAGGTGTATGTGTGAATACAATGATCCCTACACCAAACACATCGTATACCTTTTTTAGAGATAAAGCTGATGTACAACACCCTGTGACTGAATTACAATATTATCCAGGCACGAGATTTTTATTCAATAATCAAAAGGAACATATGGTTTTAAATTATGATGGAATACGAATGATGTTAACAATTGAATTTTTAGAGGATAAAAATGAGTTGACTTTTTCTCAGTTATTAAAAGAGATTGAAAATGACTACTACAAAAAATAATCTTTGGTTAAAGGGCGGACAGTATTACAGAGATTTTGATATCCAACCCTCGCAGTTTATAAACAAAAACAAAATTCTTTTTGCAGAAGGCAATGTAATAAAATATGTATGTAGGCATCAGGGAAAAGGGGGCAAAGAAGATTTACAAAAAGCAAAACATTACATAGATATGATTATTGAACGAGATTATTCTGATGACTAGTCTACAACTTACATTTAATTTTAAAAAACACATTTGGTCAGCTCCCTTAGATTACAGAGATTTAAGTGAAGCCAAAGAAATTGCGATTGACTTAGAAACAAAAGATACAGGTATCAATGAGGGTCTAGGTTCTGGTTGGGCTACAAACTCTGGAGAGATAATTGGATTTGCTGTAGCTACTGAAGGCTTTCAAGCATACTATCCTTTTGGTCATTTTGGTGGTGGCAATCTCATAAAGGAACAAGTATTACAGTATATGTCAGATGTTTGCGCCTTGCCTTGTCGTAAAATTTTTCATAATGCTCAGTATGATGTTGGGTGGTTAAATGCTTATGGTATTGAGGTAAAGGGAGAGATTGTTGACACAATGATAGCTGGAGCACTGATTGATGAGAATAGATACACTTATAGATTGAATTCTTTAGCTAAAGATTATCTTGGTGAATTAAAAGCAGAAACAGATTTAAATGAAGCCGCCAAGGCTCATGGTGTAGATCCAAAAATGGAAATGTGGATGTTACCAGCAGAGCATGTAGGATACTATGCGGAACAAGATGCACGACTCACGTACCTCTTATGGCAAAGATTTAAACACGAAATCTTTAAACAGAACCTCAACACAATTTGGCAATTAGAAAAAAATCTTTTACCTACATTAATAAAAATGCGAAAAAAAGGTATTCGTGTAAATGTTGAGAAGGCTGAACAATTACAAAAACAGTTTGCTGTAAAAGAAAAAGATATTTTACAACAGATAAAAAAATTAGTTGGTAAAGATATTGACATATGGGCAGCAAGACAAATTGCTTTTGCTTTTGATAAGTTGGGTATTGATTATCCTAAATCACCAAAGTCTAAAGAACCAAGCTTTACACAGAATTGGTTAGTCAATAACGATACAGAGATTTCAAAACTTATTGTTAGCGCAAGAGAAATAAATAAGTTTCACAATACTTTTTTAAATTCAATAATGAAATATGAATATAAAGGTAGGATTCATGCAGAGATAAATCAGTTGCGCTCTGATAATGGTGGTACTGTTTCAGGACGTTTATCAATGAGTAGTCCTAACTTACAACAGTTACCCGCTAGAAATAAAGAGTTTGGGCCATTAATTCGTGGTTTGTTTTTACCTGAAGAAGGATATAAATGGGGTAGTTTTGATTACTCGCAACAAGAACCACGCCTCGTAGTCCACTATGCATCTAGTATTGGTGAGGGTTATGAGGGATCGCAGGAATTAGTTGAAGCTTATGCCAATGCAGATGCAGACTTTCATCAAACTGTAGCTGATTTAGTGGGCATTGATCGTAAACAAGCCAAAACAATTGGATTAGGTTTGATGTATGGTATGGGTAAGAATAAGTTAGCTAATATGCTAGGTTTAAATTTTGATGAAGCTAGTGCATTAATTGGTAAGTTTAATAGAAGAGCACCCTTTGTAAAAATGTTATCTGACAGATGTATGAAAAAAGCGAATGAAGAGGGTGTAATAAGAACAAAATTAGGCCGCAAATGTAGATTTAATATGTGGGAAACAAAAGATTTTGGTATACACACTCCAGAAACTTTTGAAAATGCTAGCGCTAAATATGGCGCTAATAATATTAAAAGAGCTTTTACATATAAAGCTTTGAATAGATTGATACAAGGTTCTGCTGCAGATCAAACGAAACAAGCAATTGTGGCTTGTGTTGAGTTAGGATATCAACCATTATTACAAATACACGATGAGTTATGTTTTAATGTGTTAGAGGAGGATGTAGAAAAAATTGTGAGAGCGATGGAGGGTTGCGTGCAACTAAATGTTCCAAGCGTAGTTGATGTCGCATTAGGTGACGACTTTGGATCTGCTAGCTAGAAGATTTTGCTTTTTGAATATCTGCAATCACAAGCTGTGATTTTATTACATCTATTCTCTTTTCAATTGCTTTCATCTCAACACTATAAATACCTGTATTTGTGTACATACTGTTCCATTGAGATTCTAAAGCCATCTTCTGCGATAATAAATTATTTAGTATCATACTCTTATTTTATACTTTTTTTGTGGATTTTGTCAATATCGCTTGACTTCTCCCATTATGCCCTATATTTTTAAATATTATTAATTAAAAAAGAAAGGATCTATAATGGATACTACTAGATGGAAATCTGTCGCTGTTCGAGCGGAAGATTATTTTTTATTAAAGGGGTTGTGCGAAGAGAAATTTCGTGCTCCTGGTTCTATGATTTCAAAATTAGTTCACGAATATGTTGAATTTCAAGCTAAAAAAAACAAACTGGATGTAAGTAAATACAAAAAAAAACTAATGAATGGTCACGCGGATGACTAAAGATTTACGATGGGCATCTTTTTTAGTATATATAGATAATAAAAACTATTCCCAAGGATATAGAGATGACTCTTTACAACACGATGATTATAAAAAAGGTATTCACATTTCTATTCCAGAAAAATCAAAAATAGTTATGGATAGTAATTTTGAATATGATGGTCATAAAATGAAAGCTATTCATGTGCAAAGATGTGTACATTTTAATGATCACCTTTATGTATTCGCAAAGGAGCAGGAATGAAATGGATTGTGATATTTTTTTTAGCCAATGACCTTGAATATGTATATGGTGAAGTAGAAATTTGTGACTATGCAAAAATAAATGAGCAAGTAGAAATTTTTGAAGCCAAGACTAATATAGATGTTGAAGGTTGGGGTTGTTATGATGAAAAAACTTTCAAAATAAGAGAAAAGGCAAGAAAAAAATTAGGCATAGATGTTTAGTTGGTTCATAGTAACTGTGTGGTTTGAATTCAATAACAAACTACACTTACGCCATGCATCAAGTTTTGCAGGGGAAA